GTGAACATCAGTTTGAAGTTTTGTCAACCAACGGTGACACATTCTTAGGTGGTGAAGACTTTGACCAACGTTTGATGAACTACATCATCGATGAGTTTATGAAAGAGTCTGGTGTAGATCTAAGCAAAGATCAACTTGCTCTACAACGATTAAAAGATGCCGCTGAGAAAGCTAAAATTGAGCTATCAAGTGGACAACAAACAGCAGTAAACTTACCTTACATCACTGCTGATGCTAGCGGTCCAAAACATTTAAACGTAAACATCACACGCAGTAAGTTTGAAAGCCTAGTTGAAGAACTAATCAATCGCAGTATTGAGCCATGTAAAGTTGCCCTTAAAGATGCAGGTGTATCAGCTGGCGACATCAGTGATGTTATTCTAGTTGGCGGGCAAACACGTATGCCTAAGGTACAAGAAGCAGTTGAGAAACTGTTTGGTAAGGCTCCACGTAAAGACGTCAATCCAGACGAAGCTGTTGCAGTTGGTGCGGCTATCCAGGGTGCTGTACTTGCTGGTGATAAGACCGACGTTCTATTATTAGACGTTACGCCATTATCATTAGGTATTGAAACACTTGGTGGTGTTATGACCAAACTTATTAAGAAAAACACAACTATTCCCACCAAAGCTAGCCAAGTATTCTCAACAGCAGATGACAATCAACCAGCTGTGACAGTGATCATCGCCCAAGGTGAGCGTGAGTTTATCAAAGACAATAAAGTACTAGGTCAATTTAATCTAGAAGGTATCGCTCCAGCACGTCGTGGTCAACCACAGATTGAAATCACTCTCGATGTTGATGCTAACGGTATCTTAAAAGTGTCAGCTAAAGATAAAAACACTGGCAAAGAAAACAAGATCACTATCAAAGCCAACTCAGGTCTGACAGATGAAGAGATTGAAAAGATGGTACAGGACGCTGAAGCCAATGCAGAAGTGGATAAGAAAGCACGTGAAGTTGTAGAAGCTAAGAACGCAGCTGATGCACAACTACACGATGCACGTAAAGACCTTAAAGAATATGGTGATAAGATCACTGATGAACAAAAGTCTAAGATTGAACAAGCGATCAATGAAGTTGAAGATGCGATTAAAACTGAAGATGCTGAAAAGATCAAAGACTCTGTAACCAAGTTGTTTGAACCGTTATCAGCACTGTTACAGGCCAAACAAGCAGCAGAAACTCCACCAACAGTGGAACCTGGTGCAGAACAGAATTCAGAAAAACCCAGCGATGTAGTAGATGCCGAGTTTACTGAAGTTAAAAAGGATGCCGAATAAGGGTCCTTTATTTAATCTTGCTTTATATAAGGAGAATAAGCTATGAAACAAGTATATATTAACAGTTTGGATATCCCAAGTATCCAAAGATTTGCAGTTGGATTTGATCGCATGTTTGATGAGCTCAGCAGAACAGCTGGCACATTAAATGCCAGTAACTACCCACCTTACAACATCATCAAAGAGTCAGAAACTATCTGGAAGATTGAGGTAGCAGTGGCGGGATTTGATGAAAGTGAATTGGATGTTGAGATCGTTAACAACGAACTGGTTGTTACTGGCGCAATCAATAAAGAAAACAAGGTAGAAGCGCAGTATCTACATCAAGGTATTGCTGGCCGTGATTTTGAACGCACATTTGCTCTCGCAGAAAACGTTGAAGTCAAAGGTGCTGGTGTTAAGAATGGTATCTTAACTGTTACTTTAGAACATATCGTTCCAGAGTCAGCTAAGCCTAAGAAAATCGCTATTACTTTCCAAAAGTAATTGCAATTTAAAACGAAAGGTAGTATAATTAATAGTATGGGCGGTAGAAATATCGCCCGGCTATTCAACTAAAATATGACAAAAACACTCGAAAAGGAATTTATGGGTACCAAAGCCGTTACTAGAGTAAAACCTACTCCCAAAATTGACTTGAAAGAACCTCCCTTATATCGTGTGATCTATATTAATGACAGCGTGACCACTATGGAATTCGTCATAGAAACTCTGGTTACTATTTTCAATCACACACCAGAATCTGCACAAGAAGTCACAATGAAGATACACGAAGAAGGCAGCGGTACTGCTGCAATACTTCCATATGAGATGGCAGAACAAAAAGGTGTTGAAGTCACACAGCTGGCCCGCAACAATGGATTTCCTTTACAGATAAAACTAGAACCAGCAGAATGATATTCAACAAAGTTAGACAGCTTAAAGATGAAGGTAAGACTATTGGCATAACATTTAGTACCTTTGATCTTTTCCATGCTGGCCACGTAGCTATGCTAGCAGAAGCAAAAAATCATTGTGATTATTTGATCGCTGGACTGCAAACAGATCCAACTATCGATCGTCCAGACACTAAAAACAAACCAATACAGAGTATCGTTGAGCGTCAGATACAACTAGCGGCTTGCCGTTATGTTGACGAAGTTGTGGTCTATCAAACAGAACAAGATCTAATTGATCTATTATTAATCCTACCATTGGATGTGCGTATCCTTGGTGTTGAATATGAAAACACTAATTTCACTGGACGTCCGGAATGTGCTCATCGTGGCATTGAGCTGGTGTTTAATGGTCGTGATCACTCATTCAGTTCTAGCAGTTTACGCAAACGTGTAGCACACGCAGAAACAGAAAAACTCCTAAAGGACAATCATTGATGGACATAGCGTTAGACTTGGAAACACTATCGACTCGCCCAGATGCTACTATATTGACATTTGGTGCTTGTAAGTTCAGCCCATATAACCAAGAAGCCATTGACAAGATCATCTACTTCCGTGTGAACTTGGATGAACAGATAGCTCTTGGACGCCATGTAGATGATAATACTATTGCCTGGTGGGATGAACAGGACGATGATGTCAGAGAAGAAGCCCTTGGTGAAGGTGATCGCATTAGCCTAGAGCAGTTCACGCAAGAGTTAAATAAATTTATAGTAGGCTGTGATAATATCTGGGCACAAGGTCCTGTATTTGATATTGTTATCTTAGAAAACTTATATAGACAAATGGGCTTGCCTTGCCCATGGCAGTTTCATCAGATCCGTGACAGTCGCACACTATTAAGCACATATGGTAATTGTTATTTTCCTATAAACAAAAACAAAGCGTGCAGACATATCTCCATAGAAGATGCAATAAACCAAGCACAGGCTGTGCAGGAATGGTTTAAATTTATGGGAATAACAGAGAAAAGATAATGGATATAATGTTAGATTTAGAAACACTGAGCACTCGCCCAGATGCTACTATATTGACATTTGGTGCTTGTAAGTTCAGCCCATATAAACAGCATGAGATCGTAGATGGTATCTACTTCCGTATATCAGTTGATGAACAGACAGCACTTGGCCGTCACGTTGATGAAAACACTGTAGCATGGTGGGGACGACAGGCAGATGATGTACGTGAAGAAGCCCTTGGAGATGATAATCGTATTTCATTAGACGAGTTTACCCGAGAGTTAAATAGATTTATAGTAGGTTGTGATAACATTTGGGCACAGGGTCCTGTGTTTGATATTGTTATCTTAGAAAACCTATACCGCCAATTGGGCTTGCCTTGTCCTTGGCAGTTCTGGCAGATCCGTGATAGTCGCACCTTATTAAGCACTCACGGTGATCCCAGAGATAAAAACAAGGCAGGCTTGCACAATGCCTTAGAAGATTGTGTCAGCCAAGCGCAGGCAGTGCAAACAGTATTTGCGCAGTGTGGTATAACAGAGAAAAGATAATGAACATTATATTTGGTCGTGAAAACGCAGAAAAACTTAGAGAAAAATACACTGTATTAGATCTAGAAAAGCTAGTAGTAGAAGGCAAAGAAGTAGAAGTTTTCTGCTTGATTCCTGCTGAAAAAATAGCTCTACCTGATCTACCACAGTTAGAACAGTGGATCAAACTACACGAAGATTTCCTCAACGGGTATCATACCCAACAATGGAACTATTGCCGCCAATGTATCGAGTATTTAACAGGTAAATTTGGTGGTGAAGTAGATAGCTTTTATTCTATTATTTTAGAAAGAATAGAAGCCGAAGACCCCCAAAAGTCCAACTAATCTAGTCAACAATACACATAGTTAATTTCTAGCGGTTCCGAGTAAATAGTAGTAAGGAGCCGAGAAAATGAAACTATGTATTTCATTCCTATTACTTTCAGCAGCGTTTGCGGTATCTGCACAACCCCTGCCTGACTACACATTTAAAAGCCCAGCATTCAACGGTAATGGTTACAGTGCTCACATCCTCACCATTGAAAATCAAGAACATAATCGCAGAGAAGCCATACAAAAAGAGATACAGGCCAAGCTAGAAAAAGAAGCCAACGACGCTAAAAACACCAATATTTCCAAG